TGGAAATAAATTACCAATTGTTCCGCCTGGAAGTGCTGCAATAGCCCCTTGAACTAATAAAACCATTCTGTCAAAGGCGTTCCCCGTCCTTTGAAACGCCCACTGTTCGCCGCCTGGACTATTAGCGTTTGTAAAGTATGATCCTCCAATATTACAATTTACTATATAACAAGACTTAGAATAATGGTTTACTATCCGATCTGAAAACGTATTCCAAAGCCCAAATCTATTTGCGATTATAGCCCCTGGCGCAGCGTTGCCGTAATCCATATCAACCCAAGACCCTGTATATGGACTTAAATTAGTTGGAACCCTCCAAACTTTGCAACCAGTTTGAGGCTGCGTTATAGCAAGATTTCCAATAGAAGTAAACCTATTTGCTTCGCCATTACTTTGACCTATGCAAATAACAAACAATCCATCTGTTCCGTATGTCGGCTTTGCCGGGCTTACATTTCTACTCATATTGCATCAATGGCTGTTTGAAAAGTTGTGTTTAAATCTTCTATTGTATCTGTTTCCAAATCAGTTAAGTTCCTGTTGAATAGCAAAAACATCCCGCATCCAAGTGGAGTGTGAGCAAATACGCCAACCCCAACTAAATTTAAAGCAAATAAATAAATGTCATTTGCAAGTGAACCAACGTAAGGATTAATTGATGCATTAAAAACCTGGGTCTGATTTTTACGTATTTGCAAATAATTTGCAGAAGTTAAATCACCACATTTCACCGTAAACATTCCTTGTGTGGTTGAGTTTGCATATTGAATAGTATTAGCGTTTGCGCCTATCCTAGCCAACCCTTCTTCACCACCGAATTTATAATAAGGGCTATGCCAGTGTGAGTAAGCCCCTTCATCTACTCCCCACATAGCTGTTCCATTGTCCTGTGAAATGTCTTGCGTTAATGAGTAATACATGAATGTAAATCCAGTTGCTTTAATATCATTAATTGAAATAAACTGTTCCGCATAACCACTTGATCCGTTTGGTTTAGCTCCACCAGCCACAGTGAAAGTTATTCCTCCGTGAAATACCGCATCTGAGTTGACAGGATTTACAGCGTTTAATTCGCACTGAGCAGAACTTGAGCCAACAAACGGGCGCATGATAATACAATTATCATAAACGTCCAAAGCCTTTAATCCAATAAACCAATTACTCAGGGCTAGTATAATAGCTTCGTCGGTAATACCTTCAGCATCCGCATAGGCTACCGCATCCGCATCCAACGGCGGCGGAGAGGGGGTGCTTGTGCCTCTCGTTAATCCAAAACCATATCCAAATCCGAAGCCTGGCATTAGAGAGGATTACATGATATTGACCCTGTGGCTAAAGTAATATTTTTAAAATAAGAGTTTACCCCCGCCGTATATAGGCCAGTTGCGGCCATAGCACTAAGCCCTCTAGTAGCAATAGCGTTTGTTTCTACACCAGCCGGATCAACATGAGTGAGCGTTGTTAGTGTCGTAGCTTGTTCTGCCCATATAGACAGAACTTTCACGTTTGTTCTTGGAACGGTGTCCGCAATTCTAAACGATCCTGAGCCACCAACAATGTACCCTTCCAGGGTTGTTACAATTTTATCTGCCATTTTATGCTGTTTTTATATAATTAACTTGTGATAGTTTTAATAAAATATCGTTGGTTGCTGCGCCAACTCCTGCGGCTTGACCAGACATTCTCAGTACACGGGAAGCCGTTAAACTCAACTCTCCAACTGACGGAGGGGATAAAGCTGCAATTTCAGTTAACATAGTAATTGCGTACCTAACAGTGCTAGATGTTGATCTTATGAGCGTGCCTCTTATTACCCAAGAAGCGTTTGTTGCTACACTTAAGTCTCCTGAGTTATATATTTCTACTCCTGAATAATATACTTTTAATTTTCTAGTAGCTGTACCGCTAGAAACAAAAGACCCTGCGTACTCAAACTCAATCTTGTCCCCATCGTTAGCGATATAGGTTGAAGATATAGTGTTGGCAACTAAAAAAGTTTCTCCAGTCGTTACATTTCCAACCGTTGCGTAACTATTGAAGAGAGGTATTAAGTTTTGGCGTGAAGCAATAAATGCGCCAAGCGACTCACTTAAATCGGGATAGCCGGAAATTTCATCCCAAGTTATTGCCGACCAGGTTCCGTTATCCCTTAACACATACCCTAATGGAGTTGCCGAGTTTACAAAAGACACATCAACACGGCCGGAAGTAATCTGCATAAACCCGCCTTCCGAATCAGCATCGTCCTCTTTGTTTACGCTACTCTCGATCATTTCAGACTCAAAATCACGAACGTCCTCGGCTGTGGTACTGCTATCTCCCGAAGTAATTTTAGCGGCCAATAATGCGTCTAATTGTGATCTATTCATCCTTCGTAAGTTTCTTTAGTGTACATATATCCTTGCTCAGTCAATTCAATTCTAACCGTTGTATCTGACCCTGCCAATAAAATACCAGCATTTGCCCTTGACACTTCCTCACATTGAACATTAAATAATAATTGCCCCGTTGCGATATTGGATGAGTCTGGACTGCGCTCGTCTTTATAAACCTGGAATTTATTTACTTCTGTGTGTTCAATTACACCGTCTAGCTTCAAAGTCAAATAAGTTGGGGACATTAAAATATACCGAACAATCATAGCCAGTTTATGAAGTCTGAAAGCGGCCAACTCATCCCCTCTATTATTTGGGTTTGTTTTCGATTTTGTAATAATATCAATCACAAACGAATAAGGCATCGCGTGTTGACTTCCAACTGATTGATTTGCATACGATCCCTGAAACGTGGATATAACTATCATATCAGTTTCAACCTTATCAATAGGAACGGTTCTTTCGGCCATAAACGTAACGCCTTGACACGATGTGTTTCCGAATTGATATAACTGATTATCGAACTCAGATTTAAGGATAGAGTAAATTTTATCCCTTATGACTTCAAGTGCAGATATCGGAATGATATGGTCAATTAGCGACATAATCTCCGAGAATTAAAGTGATTAATCCAACTGCGCTTTCATCTGGTATATTTTCAAGAACAATGTAATTTTTTACAATTCCGGTATTATCCGCAACATTTATTAAATGTCCAATCATTGATACTTCTTGTGCTGAATTTCTAACTGGATATAACGGATAAAGTGCTACCATTACGGACTCACTAAATACAACCGTTGCGTTTTTTGTATTTATAATAGTGCCTAAATCGGTATTTAATTTGCGGCCTATTTTATTTGCAATGGCCTGAATTGTGGCGGTTTCTCCAGACGTTGCAATAAAGTCAACAGGCGAGCTAAATACTCCCGTTGTCATCGCTGCGGCATCTGAATTTATTTGATCTAAAAATGACATTTTATAAAAAAAGCGAGCAATATTTATTACTCGCTCTTAGCTAATTTGTGTAAGTTTATATTTTATACAGCCAAAGCCTGTATGTTTGCAATCTGGTCAATCTTAACAGGAACAACCAAAGGCGCACTTTCCACTTCGTAAAGATGTGCCTTACGATCTGGAGTTTGCCAATCCCATGCGATAAAGTCACCAATAACAGGCATTGAACCTGGTTGAACAACTTGTGGAATCGCTCCGAAGTATGTAGCGAATTTCATATCGCTATTGCTTGGGAGAATTGTTACTTTCTTAGGATCAAGGTAAGGTGTAGCCGTTGCGGTGTTACCAGAAACAGTATCGTAATATTGAGGGTATGAAATCAAACGGCACTTGTAAGGGCCAGCAGAAAACACACCAAACTCAGAGCTTCCAATTGATTCGGCTTGTGCGCTAGGCATAACCAAAGCATCAGGAGCATAGTTGAATAAGTTTTGACGAGCCTTAACAATGGTGTTATTAAGGAAAGCGGAAAGAGCGTCTTCACCACAAATAACATCGAATGTTTTTCCGGTTACTTTACCAACGGTACGAAGGAAGTCGCATTGAGTTTTGATTTGAGCGAATGGATCACCAGCACCATCCCAATAAGCAGAAGGGGTTAAGAATGAAGCCGATTTACGTTTGTAATCAATTTCGATTCCGGTTCCTTGGCTTGACATTGTGATTTTACCAGTTTGAAGAACCTGTGCGCACATAATCTCAATTGCACGCTCGATTAAGTATTGGTTTTCAAGTTGCTTCTCAATGATCGTATCGAGCAACATCATAATTTGTGGAGCGTTTGTGATTTGCATTGTTTGTGGCGCAAACAAAGAATCATAAGCCTGAAGTGTTGTTAGGTCAAAGTTATACCTGAAGTATAACGGCTCAATTATTTTCTCAGTAGACTGTGTCCATTGAGTACGCTTTCCTTCATCACCACGCCAAACGTCAACAGCAACCTGTTCAAATCCACGACTAATCATGTATGAAATGAGTTTAGTCGGAACTACTTTGGTTGGGAAATACGAACGTAAAAAATTCGTCGGTTTGTTTTTCTCGTGGTAAATATCCACTAAACGCTGAGTGTATAATGGAAATGATTGAGATAAATTAAATGTTGCCATGTTTTATTTTTTACGTTTTGTTTAAGCGTTATCTGGGAATGACATTTGAGTAGTTGTTTCTAAATGGCATCCAATTGATTCAAGAGCATCTTTAAGCCTGGTTGTGCCAGCCCCGTGCCATGAAGTGATTGCAAGCTGTAATGTGGTACTAATTGACTGGTTCGAAAGTTGATAAGCAATTACTTTCTCAGCAGCCATGCGGCACTCTGTTACAAGTAATGCGGCAACGGTGTCGCCTGAATCAATTTGCATATCTGATCCAAGTATTCCAACGGGGAATTGACTTCCATCGGTTACGTCGTTTCTCCAAGGAACAATTACTCCCGAAGCCTGAATTCGGCCTAACACAGTTCCGGCATACAATGTAATTGGATTGTACGTCGAGTTGTTGATATAACTTTCTCTTTCAGTAGCCTTAATTACAATGAATGTTTTTGACGTATCCGTGTTAATGAATAACGCATTTGATTGATCGCTTGTGATTGAATTGCTGCTCATTATGCTGCTTTTTTAGAGTTAGGATACATTTTTTTAAATTCAGCGTCTAGGGCTTTTTTACCTGCCTCTTCTTCTGCTTTTTTCTTTGCTTCTGCGGCTGGAGTTGGTTTTTCGCCAGCGGCTGTTTTGCCATCAGTTTGAATGGTTTCGGCACTTTCGGCCTCCAATGTTTTAGCTGCCATTGCAGTAATCCCTTTCATTAACAGCGATGTTTGGTCTGCTGGGGTTAATGGCTTACGGCTATTAATGGCCTCCAGAACTTTCTTTGGATCAGTTTCAGCGTGAACAGCGATTGTGCTTACACGTTCAAATTCTTTTTCAACGCCACGTTTAACGCCAGCAGCGAAAATTTGTTTATACGTTTCTGGGAATTTGGATTTAATCTCGTCTTTAGTCATGTTAGTTGGTATTGAAGGTGGATCGGACTTTGCCGCTATTTTATTTGGTGAAAAGTGAGCCGTTAGAACTCTAATTTGTTCGCTGTATTCAGGAGTAATCGGAACAACCCGATTGATTAATTTACATTGGAATGCCTCGTCTGCGGTTAAGCAAACCTCAACCCTATCATTCATATCGAACAATTGGTCTAGGGTAACATTTTTCAATCTAGTAAAAACAGGAACGTCAATTTTTGATTCCATTGCAGAGCGCAGCTTAGCATTTTTGTCTACTAATTCTGTCCGCTCCTGGTCGGTCATAAATTCCTTTTCATAAGCAAGACCCCATGAAGCTCTATGGAATTTAAAATACGAAGTATCTAATGCTTCGTTATTGTCATTATAACAAAAAGCAAAAGCGTACATAGAATTCGCTTCGCCATCGTTTTTAAATACTTTTTTCCCTTTAATTTCTTTGGTTTTCCCAATAACAGCCCACCCGTATCTGATCTCCCCTCCATCACCATTAAACCTAACAGCAACCTCTGGACTGTTTCTGGCTTCATTGAGTTCCATTATAGCTCGCTCGGCTGTCCAGCCGTAAATGTCGCTATACAATAGAATCTCTTTTGCCATTAACGGTAAAAGTAGAAACTGTTAAAAACAGAGTAAAAAATAATGGTATTATTATAACATTTTATTTATATTTGCATTTAATGGCAAGTACAACCGATTTTGTAATCTGGAACAACTCTATACAGTTAAAAAAAGAAGTTAGGGCTATTGCGAAAAATAAGGGTAAAAACTATGGCAGGGTTCTTCGGGAGTTTTTTAAAGAATTAACAAAAGATTTAAATATTACGGTGATCGAAACCGGGATAACAACAACCAGGAAGGAATTTATTATTAAGAATAATTCGGTTGTGTTAAAGCAAAAGATTGATGCGCTTGCTAAAAGTCACGGCGTAACAACTCCTGAATATTTACGAGGTAAGATTATAGCCTTTGTCGAGGCTCACGGAGAAAAAGAAAAGAGTTATATTGATTAGTTGATGTCCGCTCCTGATGCTGGCTTCGGCTTAACAACCTCGGCAGGCTTCATTCCATTCGATTCGGCGTCTTTCATATCGCTTCCAGAGTCAAGAATACCAGTTTTAAAATCTTTGTACCCTAATGATTCCGAGGCCGCTCTAGGCGACAATAGCGGTACATGATCGAATGAAGTTCCCAACGCTTCACGCATTGCCTTAACTTCTTTCAATTCGTCAATTTCAGGCACGTTATCCCCAACCCAACGAGTCTTACGGTACGCAGCCAATACGATTGTATTCTTTTGTCCGAACGCCTGTAAATACCCTGGAGCTGAAATTTTACCCAGCAATATATCCAAATGTAATTGTAACTCATATCCCGGTTGTAAGAATCCAAGCCCGTGTTTGTACCGTTTCAGTAATAACGAATGTTGCCAGTCCTTTATAGCTGCACGAGCAGAACTAAACGAAGTGTCAAAACGCTTCAACACTACATTTGGAGGCATACCAGAAGCAGCGCAAACACATTCAAATAAAGTTCTCCAAAATTGTTCGAAGTATAACTCAGCTTCATTTTTTGCAAGCGGTTCAAACTTTTGACCAACACCTAAAGCATAGGCATTTTTGCCCGTTTCAGCGGCAACTTTATTAGCCATTGCAACTCCGTTAATGTCGTGGGGCACGTCCTGATTTGGAATCCAATCCTGCGCTCTTGCAATTACATCACCTAGCGGATTAACATCGTTTCCACCAACCTCCGTAACGAGTTGATACGCCACAGAGTTCTGTGATTTAGCACTTCCAAGCGTTTCAACTTTATACGAATCCATTTGTTGCAGAGTCTGAAACAGTCCTGCTAAAATCGGAACGGTTCTTGTGTTGTCAAGCCCTGCATCTAAACCGCCGTACATAAACGCAGTTACAAGCCCTGTTGATGCGGACTTAGCTGGTATTCGTAAGTATTCGTAATTGGCAGTTAATACCCAAAACGCAATATGTTCACCGCTTCCGCTTATCTCTATTCCGTTAGTGATTCTTATTCCATCGTTTAATAAAGTTGGATTTAAGTCATTGCCTCCAGCTGGATGTCTAACGTGCGCCCCGTCAATTAATTCATAATTTACAATGCCGTTTTTTACCCGTAACACAACCAGTATTCCGCCTCCATTGTTAGATGCGGTGAACGCTCTTACTTCCTCCTGGCTCAAATTTCTCATTCGGCTGTAAGAGGTTTCTTTTGATTCTTTTAACGTGGTGTATCTGGCTTCAACTGAGTCTGAAAACTCCTGAACATTTATTGTTATTCCTTCCTGTTTTAGTACCGTTGTATTCGGCTCACACTCTAATTTCAATCCATTACCAATGACCCATTCCTCCATTGATTTAATAATCATTTGAGCCACTTCGTTATCTAAAGAGAATTGTTTTCCTCTAGCTCTGAATGATTGCAGGTCTAAAAAATATTCTCTTTCTGGCCCAAGTTCGCCTAAGTTTTTTTCTCCATTGAATACCCAAAGGTTTCTCAGATACGCATTACGTTGATTAAAAAACGCTTTTGCTTTAGGGGACTTCATGGCGAAGTCTGCTACTTTATTCTGAATGTAGCCAGTTGCCCGTTTAAATATATTCATTTTACCACCAGCCATACCAAGGAGTTCCAGGGAAGTTTTTACCGTCAACTAATCTGAATTGTCGTCCGGTTCTATTGTAATTCAATTGGTTGTTGAGCGTTTGCCATGATCTAAACATGGCCTCGTAAGCCTTTTGAAGTTGGGCTAAATCCCGGTATCTTATTTCAGATTTAGTTTGCCCCGTGTCAAGTTTATATTCCTCGAATTGACCTGTTGCTGTTGCTGTATTAATAGCAACAAGCATATTCATAAGGATTTGCTCCATCATATCTCTTTGTGCCTTAAGCGAGGTGCAACTCAAAAGCAACTGAGGAATGTTGGTATAAATTACATTGGTTGACATTTTTACAAATTTAGTAATTATTTTTATTATATGTTCATTAAAGCCGATTGAACTATTGTATTCGTGCCTGAAAAAGAAGCCCCTCCGTTCACGCTAATTCCAATTTTAGTTTGGGTACTTGAATTAAAGCCAGCCCCTGTCCCTAATACTATTCCTGTTCCGCTTGCCCCAGTTGTAATGAGTCCGGTTGCGGCTAAGTGATGGGTACACCTCAACAGTCCACTAACAACCGCAGACGTTCCAGCCCCAACCGTTCTGAAGTTTACAAATAATTCAAAAGTACCAGCATCAATAACAGCGGTTCCAACCGCAAAGGCCAAAGATAAAACAGAAGCATCCCCTGTTGTTCCTAATGTTCCCATCCTTACGTTTACCGTGAAAGCCCCAGTTCCGGCTCCTGTTTTCGTCATATCAAAAACACAGTAATACTGAGTTTGCGCTTTCCACATTCCGGCTTTTGGAACAGTAAGTCCTGATCCTACTAAATAAATATCGGTTGCAAAACTAGCCGAAACAGCCGCAATAGAAGACGCTTTTATTCCAGATGGTAAATATATTCCTCCAGCATCATCTGTATAAGCTAATAGTGGAGGGTTAGTGTTTAAGTAATACTCGTTTACTTTGCCTGCGGCTGGAGTTCCTGGGCTATCCGATTGTTCGTTATAAGTTAATGCGCTCATCCTATTTCAAGTATTGCTGTGTTTTCTATTTCTAAAGTCAGTCCGTTACCGATTTCATATTTTCCTGATATGTAACCAGAATACCCGGCTGTTACTGTTTGGTTTGATGTTGGTGTTTGTTTTGCGAGTGGTATATCCGGCTGCGCACCAGAAACTACTAAATCCCCTGAACCTAAAACAGAACTACCGTTAATGGTTTTAATATTAGTTGCGCTCACTAAGGCCGCTTGTTTTGTTCCAAGACCAGTATCTACATAAGCCGTTGTAGCAAGTGATGTTGAATTATTTGCCTGACTTTGAGTAGTTGCCGCCGTTCCGTTTGGAAGTGTTGGCGCACCGCTTAAGTTTGATGCTGTTCCGGCATTACCAGAAATAGTGGTCTGGTCGCCTGTATTCACTCCACTTGTGTTTGATAATTTAGATCTTTCGGATGTTGTTAAAAATAACTTTGTACCCCCTTCGGTAATATCATCTGAATCATCTACATCCTTATTAAAATACGGAGTAAGATTTTGGTTGCCTGTATTAGTCCCCGATGTGTTTCCTATAACTACTAATTGAGCGTCTGTAACATACCTTTTATTAGAACTATCATTTATATCCGCCGTTGTTGCGTCTGCACCTGCTGTTACTAATCCTTTTGTATCATAAGTTACTTTTGTTTTTGTAGCTCCTGTTATAGCCCCATTTTCATCTACCTTTGTATCTAATGCGGTTTGTTGGGCGGTGCTTACTGGCTTGCTTGCGTCGCTGGTATTGTCAACATTACCTAACCCAACCATTGTTTTTGTTATCCCACCAACCGTTCCCGTAAATGTAGGAGAAGCTAAATTTGCTTTTAGATTTAACGCTGTTTGTAAATCTGTTTGATCTGACAGCGTGCCTATAATATTTCCCCAATCTGCGCCGCTGCCTGTTACAACTAAGTTTCCGATACCTAATACAGAATCCCCGTTAATTGTTTTGATACTTGTTCCACTTATTAATGTGTTTTGTTTATCAGATTCGAGTTGAGTAATAGCATCAGTATTGTCCTTCTGAATATTTGGAAGTAAACTCCACGTTTCGTTATTATAATAATAAGAGGTTTCTGAGTAAAGCACATACATTATACATCCTTGATCAACAAGTGATGGATCAATAGCATCCATCTCTGCCTCATCGTATGCTATTCCAGACATTCTATTTGCTAATCTAACCGCCATCGCCTTGTAATACTTTAGGATTAGCAATCATTGGAACGGTTGTTGGGGTTAAATTTCCAGTAACAGGAATAGTAGCTGGGCCACTTGTTCCACCTCCAGTAGTAACGCCTGAATGAAAGTGCGAAGCGGAATAAGTCACCAACGCATTCACTTTTGTTTCTATTTTATTCAATCTATCAACAACATCCGAAGAAACTGGAACTCCTTGTTTGCTGTCTCCGTTTAATAATAATTTTCCGTCTTTTTTTAACCAAACATGAGCCATTAAAGTGCCGTTAGTTGTAGTGCTAAACAACCTTGTTTCTCCAATATCGGCCTTTCGGTCTGTGTTGAAATACCCTAACATATAATTTTTTCCGTAAGAAGTGGTTGAAGTGTAA